TTTCCTCTTAGAGACGGCAGATTTGGTGTAAAGACTAAAAGTTACATAACCAGTAAGACTTTAGACAAGTTGCCGCTTGCTATGAGGGTTCAGTATGAGGAGTTCATCAATGAAGGAAGTTTGATCGTTCTTGATGGAACTGTTCTCGATATGATGGATGTCTATGATGATCTTGATCGGCACATCGAAGAGAATGGGTATGATGTCAGATGCTTTGGTTTTGACCCTTACAACGCTAAGGAGTTCGTCGATCGATGGGAACGAGAGAATGGACCGTTCGGTATAGTAAAGGTCATTCAGGGAGCAAGGACAGAGTCTGTTCCTCTTGGTGAGCTTAAGAACATGGCAGAAGAGAGGATGCTTCTCTTTGACGAAGAGCTTATGAAGTTCGCGATGGGTAACTGTATTACGTCAGAAGACACCAACGGCAATCGTAAGCTCCATAAGAAGAGGAGAGATCAGAAGATTGATAATGTAGCGGCTATGATGGACGCGTACGTTGCATACAAGGAAAATAAAGAAGCTTTTGAGTGAGGAAAATCAAAATGGATTATTTAGTACACTACGGTGTTAAAGGTATGAAGTGGGGCGTCCGACACGATAATAACCAGTCTAGCACTTCATCTGGCTCTAAACCATCAGTTGATGATCCTGTCTATAGAAGAGATGCTGTTAAAAAGACTTTCAGGATGCTTGACAAAGATATGGATGGTATAAAAACAAACGGTGTAAAACCGGGGCATGGAACTAAGAAAGAGGCACTTGAACGCCAGAAGAGGTCTATGCAACATGAGTATGACCATCTCAAATACAGAGACGGATCCAAGGAAGTCTTAGACATAGCTAAGAAATGGAAACTTGATGGAGATTTACTTTCAAGAAGAGATCCATCGCAGTTCACAATGGCTGAGAAAAGAACATCAAAAGAAGCTAAAAAAGATGCAGAGGAATTTGCCAGAGCTAAAGCTTTTTATGGTGAGGGGGCTGGAAATCGTAGAAAAGCGATAAAAACCACGGTCGAAGCCAAAACTAAAAAAGACGATTTCTATGGCTTGGAGTTTGAGTATCACCTTTCTAAACAGGACATGCAGAAACACATGACCGAAGCAACTGCAGAACGGCATAGAAAAGATGGTCAGAAGAAGGCAGAACAAGCTGGTCGTAAGATCGAAAGAGGTCTGCGATTTGCTAGTAGGTTTTTATAGGAGGTAGTTTATGTCATTAGGAGATAGACTCCAACATGCCTGGAATGCATTTACAAATAGAGACCCAACAGCTCTCTATGTGAATACCGGACCAGGCTATTCTTATAGACCGGATCGAAGACCACTCCCCAGAAGTTCAGAACGATCGTCTGTAGCGGCCATAGTCACAAGAATGGCTATTGATGCAGCAACTATAGATATCGAACACGTTAGACTCGATGATAATGACAGATTTAAAGAAGTCGTTGATTCGGGTCTTAATTATTGTCTGAATACCTCTGCCAATATAGATCAGACCGGATTCGCCTTTAAGGTGGACCTCTATAAGACCTTATTGGAAGTTGGTGTGGTGGCAATCGTTCCGGTCGAAACATCAATAAATCCCGATAAGACTGAATCCTATCGGATTGAGAACATGAGAATCGGGGAGATCGTGGAGTGGTTTCCTAAGCACGTAAAAGTAAATCTCTACGATGAACGCATCGGGAAGAGACAGGAAATCGTTCTGCCAAAATCTCAGCTTGGAATCGTTGAGAATCCGTTCTATTCGACTATGAATAGTCCGAACTCTACGTTCCAGCGTCTTAATCGAAAGTTAAATCTTCTTGATTATGTAGATGAGCAGTCAAGCTCCGGGAAGCTCGATCTTATCATCCAGCTCCCATACACAATCAAGTCTGAAAGTCGTCGTCAGCAGGCGGAGTCACGTCGTCAAACAATTGAGACTCAACTTGTCGGTTCGAAATACGGCATCGCTTATACCGATGCGACAGAAAAGATTACACAACTTAATCGACCTGTTGAGAACAATCTTTTGACGCAGGTTCAAAACCTCAAAGAGGATCTTTACTCGGAGCTGTGTATTACGAAGGAGATTCTAAACAATACAGCGGACGAGAAGACCATGAATAATTACTATTCGAGGACTATTGAACCGATTCTGACAGCTGTTGTCGATGAAATGAATCGTAAATTCTTATCAAAAACAGCACGATCCCAGCAGTACAAGCACAAGATAGCTTTCTTTAGAGACCAGTTCAGTTTGCTCTCGCTTACTGACATCGCTTCTGTCGGAGATTCTCTGACTAGAAACGAAATCATTACCTCTAATGAAATGAGGCAGCATATCGGTATGAAACCATCTACTGATCCAAACGCTGATGTACTGAGAAACAAGAACATTGCACCTAGCGAATACAATCAGTATTCTGGTGAACCGAATGCCGGTGGTACAGAGCCTCCTATAGAGACAGAACCGCCTGCCGAGGTTTTAGTGTCTGAACTTGAATAGCTGGAAAACACACAGAAAGGAACAATTCAAAATGGATCAGAATTACGACTTTGTTGGTTGGGCCACTGTGAATGATCGTCTTTGCTCTGATGGTCGAACTATTAGAAGGGATGCGTTTAAAGATTGCGACGGCATTACCGTTCCACTTCTTTACAACCATCAGCATGGAGATCCGCTTTGTGTTCTCGGACATGCACTCCTTAAGAACGAACCTGAGGGCGTTAAATGCTATGGCAAATTTAACAAAACCGAAAGCGGTAAAGCTGCAAAACTCATTCTCGATAACGGAGACATTGTTGGACTTTCGATCTTTGCAGACCAGCTTAAGCAGAAAGATAAGGGACAGGGACTCAAAGATGTACTCCACGGAAAGATTCGTGAAGTCAGTCTTGTTCTTGCCGGTGCTAACCCTGGAGCAAGGATCAAAGATGTAATGTCTCATGACGACTCTGAAGGAGGAGCTGCTTACATCGAGTTTATCGGTGAGGAGTATGGGGTCATTTGCCACAGTGATTTTGAAGAGCCGGAGGAACCAACACCGGTCGAAACATCAGAAGAGACGATCGAGCATTCAGATGGCACTAAAGAAAAGGAGGAACCTATGGCTGAGGAAGCTAAAACAGAAGAAAAGAAGGAAGAGGGTAAAACCGTCCAGGAAGTCTTCGACACTATGAACGAAGAACAGAAGAAAGTTACTTACTTTATGATCGGTCAGGCAATACAGGATGCTCTTAATGGAGATCTGCCTGATGACGAAGAAAAAGACGAAGGAGAAGATGAAGAAATGACTCACAATATTTTCGAAGGTGAAGCCGCTAACACTGAAGTCCTGTCCCATTCCGATATCGAAGAGATCTTCACAAAGGACTGGAAGAGATATGGAAGCCTCAAGGATGCTGTTGATGCAAGACTTGAAGGCGGCACACTCATGCACGCAGTAACAGATGACGAAGGCCACACTATTAAATACGGTGTTGCTAACATCGACTACCTGTTCCCTGAAGCAAAAGCTCTCGATAATCCACCGGCATTCATCAAGAGAAATCAGGAGTGGGTTGGCGTTGTTATGAACGGCGTACATCACACACCATTCAGCAGAATCAAGTCCGTATTCGCCGATATCACAATGGACGAGGCAAGGGCTAAGGGATACATTAAGGGTAAGAAGAAGGCCGAGGAAGTATTCAAGCTGCTCAAGAGATCAACAACTCCAACAACAGTATACAAGAAGCAGAAACTCGACAAGGATGACATCCGCGACATCGTCGACTTCGATATCGTAGCATGGCTCAAGAAAGAGATGAGAATGATGCTTGACGAGGAACTCGCCAGAGCATTCCTTATCTCCGATGGAAGATCATCCGTTGACGATGACAAGATCGACGAAGACTGCATCAGACCGGTATGGAAGGATGACGATCTGTATGTAGTAAGAAAGTCCCTGACATTCGCTGCAAACGCAACAAACGACGACAAAGCTAACGCTATTATCGATGCTGCTATCGAGTCTCAGGAAGATTATGAGGGATCCGGTTCGCCGCTGTTCTTCTGCGACAGATGGTTCCTTACAAGAGCTCTTCTGATGAGAAACCAGATCGGAGAGAGACTGTACAAGTCTGCAGCAGAACTCGCTGCTGAGATGGGTGTTTCCAGAATTATCCCGGTTCCTGTGTTCAAGAACCAGACAAGAGCTGCCAGAACTGGAACTACTGAGACTGGCACATTCAAACTGATCGGTATCGCTCTGAACCTTGATGACTACAATGTAGGAGCAGATAAGGGCGGAGCTGTAGAGATGTTCGACGACTTCGACATCGACTACAACCAGGAGAAGTACCTCATCGAGACCAGATGCTCTGGTGCTCTGATCAGACCAAAGTCAGCTATCGTTATCGAGGAAGCAGTTGCCGCAGCTTCTGCTGGTGGGAACGGCGAAAGCTAATTGGAGGTCATAAATGGCGAGATTTAGCGGTAAAGTCGGCTACTTAATAACTACTGAAGAGTATGTCGATGGTGAGCCGACTGGAGTCTGGAAAGAGATTTATAAAGAGCGACCATATTTTGGCGACATCGATCAGCTTTCTTCCAGATGGAGCTCGGGCTCTAATCTGAATGACGATGTCGTTCTAAGTAACTCTATCAGTATAGTAGCCGATCCGTTCGCCTATGAAAATTTTCAGTTAATGAAGTATGTGGTATGGAAAGGACAGAAGTGGAAGATCGAATCTGCTTCTGTCCAATATCCAAGAATCGTATTGTCAGTAGGAGGTGTTTATAATGCAGACCCGAATGGACTTGCACAGAGCACTTCTTAATGTTCTTGGTGAAGGCGGTAACGTACATGTATATTATCAGCCGCCTGAAAGTGTGAAGCTGGAGTATCCGGCGATAGTTTATCATCGCAATACGATTCGACAGACTTACGCCGATAATGATCCATATTTTCACCATACCATGTATACGATCACAGTGATTTCAAAGGAAGTAGAAAGCCCGATTGTCGAAGCAATGCTTGAATGGCCGAAATGTTCATACAATCGCCACTTTAAGAAGGACAATCTGAGTCATGATACTTTCGAGTTATATTTATAGGAGGAAATAAATGGCTATTACATGGCATGATGCCGGTACACGTAAGTACGAAGTAGGTGTAGAGAAAGGTGTTCTGTACCCAATAAGCGATGCTGGTGCATATACAACTGGTGTTGCTTGGAATGGTCTTTCTGCCGTAAACGAGAGCCCATCTGGTGCTGAGGAGACTAAGGTCTATGCCGATAATATCAAATACCTCGGTCTTATGTCGGCCGAGGAGTACGCAGCAACCATCGAGGCATATTACTATCCTGATGAGTTTGCAGAGTGCAATGGCGAAGCCGATCTTGTAGACGGTGTGACGATCGGACAGCAGGCAAGAAAGAAGTTCGGATTCTCTTACGTTACAAAGCTTGGTAACGAGGTTAAGGGAGAGAGCTATGGATATATTCTCCATCTTGTTTATGGCTGTTCTGCTTCCCCATCCGAGAAGAACCATCAGACAATCAACGATTCGCCTGAAGCTTCGACAATGTCTTGGGAAGTTAGCACAACTCCGGTTGAGGTAGGAACTATCAACGGCGTTGCGTACAGACCAACAGCTACAGTTAACATCGATTCGACAAAAGTTAACGAGACAAAGCTCAAAGCTCTTGAGGGCATTCTCTACGGTTCAACACAGGGTGATGGTCCAAGGCTTCCGCTTCCAGGTGAGATCTATACTCTCATGAAGGCACAGTAATAATGCTTTTGGAGGTGGCCTAATTGGTCACCTCCTTTTTAAATGAAAAGGAGAAAAACCATGATATCAAAGACGATCACATATACAGATTTCAATGACAACGAGAGAACAGAGACGTTCTACTTCCATTTGTCAAAGCCAGAGCTTCTTGAGACGTATATAAAGGGTGGCGAAGAAAAGCTTATCGATACTCTCAAAGATGCGCTCAAGAGAAGAGATGCTGTCACATTCTTCGATCTTCTTAAGGACGTTATCCGTCTTGGATATGGTGAAAAGTCGGAAGATGGAAGATTCTTTACGAAGTTCGATGCCCAGGGTCGCCGTCTTGGTGATTTGTTCATGACATCAGAAGCCTACTCGGTTCTTCTTATGGATGATCTTTTTCAGGACATAACTAAAGCCACTGAGTTCCTTATGGGCATGTTCCCATCGGATGTCAGACCAACCCAGAATGAGATAGAGGCGGCATTGAAGGAACTTGATTCTGATACTGAAGCCGAAGTAGAGGCAGGAGAGTAGTTATGCTTACGATAAAGATTCCCGAGACAGAAATCTTCGATGAACGGACTAATACTTTTAGTGTTGTTCATGAGCAGGAATTGCGTTTGGAGCACTCTTTGCTCTCAATTTCAAAATGGGAATCAAAATGGCATAAACCATATTTGGACACGAAGTCGTACAAGAAGACAACTGAGATGAATCTGGATTACATAAAGTGTATGACGATAACACAAAATGTACCAGACATCGTTTACACCTGTCTTACTCAAGAGAACATCGATGATATTACCGAATACATTGCTAATCCTATGACTGCTACTTGGTTCAGTGGTGAAAACGATAGTCATTCGAGCTCAGAGGTTGTCACTTCTGAGCTCATCTATTATTGGATGACTGCGACCGGGGTTCCTTTTTCCTGTGAGAAGTGGCACATCAATCGTCTTTTGACGCTTATAAAGATTTGCAGCATTAAGAATGGGAAGCCTAAGAAAATGTCGCAGAAAGAAACAGCGGCTCGCTACAAAGCTCTGAATGCTGCTCGTAGAGCAAAGTTTAATTCGAAGGGGTAAATGATATGGCGAGTAATGGTTGGGAAAAGACACTTGCTTTTCTAAAAAAGTTTTCTAAACCTGACCCGTTTGAGAAGTATTACGATGAAGCTGGAAAAAGAGGAGTTGAAGCTTTACAACAGGCTTCTCCAAAGGATACCGGGGTTATGGCCTCTTCTTGGTATTACGTTGTTCTTAAGAACGGAGGAGATGTCACTATCGAATGGCATAACAGCGACATCGAAGGCGGCTATAACGTCGCTATTTTAGTTCAGTATGGACATGGAACCGGTACCGGGGGCTATGTCTATGGTAATGATTTTATTAATCCGGCGATGCTGGATGTGTTTCAAAAGCTTGCTGATGATTTATGGAGGGAGGTGACAAGCTCATGAGCCAAACTGTTGAGACAAAAGTCGTAGAATTGCAGTTTAAGAGCGACGACTTTGCTAAAAAAGCAGAAGAAGCTTCTACGAGATTGGAACTCCTTAATCGTAAATTAGATGATTTCCAGAGGAATGGTCTATCTGGGATAACTAAATCGGCAAAGAATGTTAATATTGATAGCTTAGGCGAATCCGTTGACGAAACTGGAAAAAAATTTAACGCGCTTGAAAAGATCGCTACTGGTGCGCTTATGACAATCGGCAACTACATCGCGAGAACTGGTGCTCGTTTAGTAAGCAACCTGATATCTCCTATAACAAGCGGAGGTCTTCAGAGAGCTATGAACATCGAACAGGCAAGCTTTCAGTTCGAGGGTTTAAATGTCGAGAAATCTAAAGGAAATGAGAACCTGTCATATTACAAGGAAGTAATGGACGCTGTTCTTGGCACTGCGTATTCTTATGACGTTGCCGCTAAAGCCGCTTCACAACTTGTAGCATCGAACGTAGGTGTTGAGAAAAGCTCGAAGAAGATGGCCGATGGTACCAAGAAAGATACTCAGGTCATGAATGAGAGTATGACTAAAATCCTTATGGGTATCGCAGGCGTTGCATCGATGTCTGGTTCATCATTCGAAGATATTTC